AAGAAACAGAAGCCTATGTAACTGACAACAAGTGGGGCTATAATAGCGGGACATCTACATCTAAAATCCGCATCAAGAAGCATACAGGCGCAGACAACCAGACGGCAGACAGTGATCTAGTTAGCGAAACATCTGTCACATCTGACTTCAAAGGCGAAGGCATTGCGTACATTTATGTGCGCATGGAATACGATCAGGACGTTTTCGCTGAAGGTGTGCCGTTATTTACTGCAAAAGTGCAGGGTAAGAAAGTTTACGATCCGCGCACATCTTCAACTGGATATTCAGCAAATGCGGCCTTGTGTATTCGTGATTATCTTGTGTCGGCATACGGTTTAGATAATTCAGGTGATGTGAATGATGCCTACTTCCAAACGGCGGCTAATACATGCGATGAAAGCGTTACGTTAGCTGGTAGTGGTACAGAAAGCCGATATGAGATCAACGGGATTATAAGCCTAGATCGCAGTCCCTCTGACATCTTGGGCGACATGATGACTGCTTGCGCTGGCACGTTATTCTGGGGTCAGGGCGAATGGCACCTAAAAGTTGGCGAATATACATCATCAATTAAGACATTTACGCTAGACGATCTGCGTGGCCCGATCAACTTAGACACCAAGCATAGCCGCCGTGATAACTTCAATATTGTGCGCGGTACGTTCAACGATGCTGACCAAGGCTTCATTCGCGCTGACTATCCTGAAATCAGATCGTCCACATTCATAACAAACGATGGCGGTGTAGAGAACGCGCTTGACCTAGCACTGCCTCTGACAACATCAGCGGCCACGGCGCAACGTCTGGCAAAGATGACGCTATTCCGCGCACGGGAAGAAATGACCTTCACGGCTGACTTTGGCCTAGAAGCGTTTGAGGTAGAGTGCGGTGATATTATCGCACTTACGATTGACCGCTATGGCTGGACGGCAAAAGAGTTTGAGGTAGTTGGCTGGAAGTTCCGCAATGACGGTGACGCGGGTGATTTACGGGTTGCCTTGACCCTACGCGAAACATCAGCGGCGGCATTCAGTTGGTCGGCTGAAGAAAGCCAAATTACTGCTAACAATAGCACATTACCAAGCCCTTCAGATAGCATTACGCCGTCATCCATAGCGGTTACTGACACGGGTGTTGTTCAGACTGATGGAACTTTTGTTGCACAAGTGAAGGTAGCTTGGACGGCTGGTACAAACAAATTCATTGACCATCACGAAGTCCAGTGGAAGTTGACCAGCGCATCAGATTACGCATCTGCGCAGATTGAAGCTGGTCAGAATAGCATCATCCTTGGCCCGTTTGAGGCTGGCGAACAGTATAACATTCGTGTTCGCGCGGTTATGACAACTGGCAGAAAAAGCACTTGGGTTGCGGCATCTCCTCACACAGTTGGCGGTGACACTATCGCGCCATCACCCGTAACTGGATTAAGCGCAACTGGCGGGGTTAAAAGCGTCACATTAGATTGGACTGCGCCAACCACACAAGCTGGCGGCGGTGATCTTTACGACTTAAAGGGTTACCATGTCTACCGAAGCACCAGTAACAGCCAGCCGTCTAATCATATTGCATTCGTATCGGCTGACAGGTTTGTTGATGGCGGGTTGGCTGAGAACACAACATATTACTATTGGGTTGAGGCTATTGATTTTACAACGCCGCCTAATACAAGTACAGTAGTTGCAAGCGATCCAGTGACAACCGATGCCGCGTTGACCGCTGGCCAAGATGGTGCAGATGGAGCGGATGGTGATGACGGCGACACTGTGGTCACGGGTAGGGTTTACTATCAAATATTACAAGCTGGGACACCTTCGGCTCCATCAGCAACAGGGTTCAACTTTTCAACAGGTTTGCTTACGGGTCTTTCCGCGAATTACTCGCAGACCCAGCCAGCCGTGGATATTACAGACACTTCGGTTTATGAGTGGTCAGCTAGTTTTACGGCTACAAAGAATGGTTCTACGGGACTTGTCACTGTCAGTTTTGGCAGCCTTTCAAATGCGATCCAAGTAACAACTGATTTAGAAAGCGATAACTATGTAGCTGGCAGTGCGGGTTGGAAAATAGAACGTGATACTGGCAATGCAGAGTTTCAGAATGCCATCATCCGTGGGACGCTGAATGCTAATGATATAAGAACTGGAACGCTTACTGTAAATGAATTGCCTGGGCTTACTTTTGCAGATGTGGTTACTGGTGGTAATACAAGCTCATTTGATGCTAATTCGACAGCCGACTCCACTGCGGCTATTCGCTCAGCACTTGGGTTTGGCGCACAGACTATGTACCGTTACAATAACTATGCTTCTCTTTCGGGTATAGTAGCAGGTTCAACCTTGATCGGAACCGCTACCCTTACTATTAAAAAGATTTCTGGCAGCGATCCTAGTGGCATGAATACTTGTTATTTTGTGCTGTATGATGGCTCAACGGTTGTAACCTCACCTTGCACTAATGTTGGAGCGGCTGGTAATGTTACACTTGAAAACAACGGTTATACGGCCACTTTCACGGCGGCATTAGCTATTGAAAGTGCTGCTTCTGGAACTGCAACAATGGGTTTCTATTTTAGCGGGGGCAGTTCTAGTGAAGATGAAATGTCAGCGGATAGATATTCGTTATCTGTGATTGAGTTTACCAAGTAGGGGCAGCAAGATGTATGTAACATACAACATTACAACTGGTGCAATTTCTGGTTGGTCTAACAAATCAAACACACCCGCTTCTGGTTATGCTGAAGTTCAATCAGATGATTACATAGATCAACTGCATTGGTACTACGATGCGGCCACTGATACATTCTCTGGCCCAACTGATGCAGAACAAGATGCCTTGGACATGCAAGCGTTAAGGTCGCAAAGGGATGAATTACTGGCTCAATCAGATTGGACGCAAGTTGCTGACGCACCTGTAGACGCTGCCGCATGGGCCACTTACCGCCAAGCCTTGCGTGACCTTCCCGCCAACACCACTGACCCGCGCAACCCGACTTGGCCAACTAAACCAACCTAACCTTTGCAAACACCTTAAAATGCGCTAGAATGCGCTTGCATATGCTTAAAATATCTGGAGTTCCAAAATGGCAACATTTAACAAGATCAACGATTTCGTTGTGAACGCAGTGCATAACATGGATTTGGAAAGTGACCAGATCGTTGTGGCATTGTCAAACACCGCCCCATCCGCTGAAGGCACAGACCCAACGACAGACGGCAACGGCATCTTGGGCAACGTGACTGAAGTTTCTTATACGAATTGCTCAACACGCAACGTGACAACATCATCATCCACGCAAACAAGCGGCACATATAAGCTGGTTTTAGACGACATTACGTTGACTGCATCAGGCGGCGATGTTGGGCCATTCCGCTACGTTTACATTTACAATGATACTGTGGCAACGCCAGCCGATCCGCTGATTGGCTATTATGATTATGGCTTGTCATTGACGCTAAACGATGGGGATAGCTTTACGCTAGACTTCTCAGCGACAGACGGCGTTATTCAAGTATCATAAATATATAGAGGGGTTGCATTATGGCGACATTCAATAATGGCGAAAGCCTTGCATCAGTTCGTACCAAGATCAATGACGCTATTGATAAGATCGACGGTAATGCAACCATCTCAAATGACTTATCCTTTGGCGACAACGACAAAGCCATCTTCGGCGCAGGGTCTGACCTACAGATTTATAGTGATGGAAACTCAGGAATAATTAAAGAGCTATCGTCAACGGGAAGTCTTTACGTTCAGGCCGATCAGTTAGTTGTACAAAATGCAGCAGCAACGGAAAACAAAGCTATATTTGCAACAGACGGAGCCGTAACGCTTTATCACAACAACGCCACCAAACTCGCCACCACCAGCACAGGCGTAGACATCACGGGTACTTTGACCAGCGATGGGCTGACTGTGGATGGGACAGCAGACGTTGATAATCTTGTTATTGATAACGCAGGTAAGATTTCTTCGTTAGGTCAGATTGAGTTACAGGTAGATACAGATAATAACCAAGCAGGTACTTATATAGGTTTCAGTCGAAACAACACTACTTCAGAACGTTTGGCTTTATTTAGTGAAAACGGCGACATCAGCTTCTACGAGGACACAGGCACCACGGCAAAGTTCTTCTGGGATGCGAGTGCTGAGAGTTTGGGCATTGGGACGACAAGTCCTTCAGCAAGTTTGCATGTTGAACGCTCTACAGACGCTTCTATTAAAGTTAAAAATACACTTAATAATGCTAATAGTCTTAACCATATAGAGCTATACAACAATAACGAAACAGGCTCACTGTTGTTTGGGGTTGCTCGTAGTGGTGCTGGCGGTGGCGCTAGTATTAAAGCATCACAAAATTTAAGCATTTCCACTGCTTCCACAGAACGCATGCGCATCGACAGTAGCGGTAATGTTGGCATTGGTGAAACATCGCCAGTTATGCAGCTTCATGTATCTGGCGGTATTGCTGTTTCATCTGATAATACTTTGACGCAAGTAAGCAGATTGTATGAGGCTTCTGGCTTACAGATAGACAGTGGCGATGCCGAAAATAACACTCGCCCAATAGTGTTCAGGACTGGCGGCACAGAACGCATGCGCATCACCAGTAGCGGAAATGTTGGAATTGGGACGACTTCGCCTAGTCAAAAGCTAGAAATTTCTCATGTTGCTGATAGTCGTGGTGGTATAAAAGTAACAACGTCAAATAACACAGGATCATCTGAGCAAGGCGGTTTTCTTGCTTTGGGGGGTAATAATACTGGTATTTTTGCTGGGACAAATGGAGCATCTTACACTACTGGGGGTATAGGAGCTGCAAATGAGGCCACGATCTACTCTGTTGGGAATGTAGGTCTTGCATTTGGAACAAACACCACAGAACGCATGCGCATCGACAACAGCGGACGGGTTGGCATCGGCATAGATTCGCCAAGTTATCCTTTAGTTGTGCAAGCTATTAACCCAAGACTACAATTATTAGCATCTGGAACAAATACTGGCACTAGCGGTATCCTGTTTGGTGATGCCGACACCGCAACCCGAGGTCAGATTAATTACACCCATTCAGACGATGAGTTGAGCTTTGTAGTTAACGCCTCAGAACGCATGCGCATCGACAGCAGCGGTAATGTTGGGATTGGGACGAGTTCGCCTGCCATCTCCTCTAGGTTAAATGTTTCAAGCACAACACAAGCCTTGGACTCAGGCGGAACTATTTTAGCAAGTGTAACAGACGCCATTGCCGCTGACATTGGCGGTCAAATAATGATGGGCGGTTATTACACAGGAACAACCACAGCAGCATTTGGTGGGCTTGCGGCAAAAAAATCAAATGCTACG